AGAAGAACATTCCGCTCCCCCGCCCGCGACTCCTCCCGTTGTTGCTGTACTTGTACTTACAAAATAATAATAATTTGTAGTATCACTTACATTACCAGATGAATCTATTTTACCAACTATAATAGAGAATCCATTTGCATTTGAAATATCAGTAACATTATCAAATGATTGTACACTAGTAAAACCTACATCATTAGTAGGACCTCTAAATCTTACAGTGTTACCGGTAGATCTTCCATGATTTTGTTCATCAACGTTTATATAAGTTGTTCCAGAATATTTAATTGATTCAAAAGGATTTGGTTCTAATGAAATTAATACAGCAGGTTCTACTCTATCAGGATGTGCATATTGTAAACCCTGTGGATCTGCAACTGCTGGTTTTGGTTCTAATTGAGGTTGTTTAGCTTCATATTCAGAAGTATGTACCCATGATCCATTCCACTCTTGTACCATTTCTCGATATGGAAATCTCTGACCCGAACGGTCTGAAATCATGTATGCAAATCTGCCTCCAGATAAATTTCCCATTATACGCTCGGATAGTAAAGTTTAGGTGTTATGAATGAACTTGAAGGAGAGCCATCTTGTTCTAATGCTCTTTTTAATTCATCCTCATATAATAATCTCATTTCTTGTACTCTTTGTGGTGAATATTTTTGTGCTAAATAATAAGCAAGTCCCGCGCACATGCACGGAACAAATCGATATGGAACATCTGTTATATTTGTATAAGCTCCAACATCTTGAATTCTTTTTGCATAATAATAGAACATTACATTATTAACTTCACTAGAACCTGGTGTTAAATATAAAGTTATTGTAATTTTATCTATAAGTCTTTGTACGTAATATTGAGTTGGTGTTCCTTCTGAAAATTTAGAAGATAAAGCACTATAACCAGATCTGCTAATTTTTGTAAGTGGAAAATCTACAACTGGATCTTGATCCGTTTGTCTATAACTTGCCTCTAAAATATCATCAGCACCATAGGTAATAGAAGCATTATCAAATACTTTTGTATTATCAGTATGAGTTGCAGCCGTTGTGCTATTCGCGCCTCGTGTACAGCCTGTTATTGTATCACTAGCTGTATCTGTACCTGTATAAGTAATTTGTTCTGAATCAATTAATAATGTTCCGGATGTTGGAAATTGGTATACTGAATCTAATGTAATTGTTGTAGCTGCTGCACTAATTGCACCATTTAATAAACTAAATGTTGCATCTGAAGTACCATCTCCTGAAGATCTATAAATAGTATAAACTGATTGACTCTCTACCATTGAAATAGAGTTTTGTGCAACTTCCCAATAATGAAGACCTCGATTGCTCCACTCTTGAAACATAATGTTCAGCGAGCGACGGGCGGCTTTCATCTGATTACCGGTATTATTAATAAGACCGATTCTTTCAAATGACTCTTCTATAATATCATCAATAAAGAAAGTTTTTTCAAAAACTGTAGTTCCTGATGAAGCCATAATTGACTCCTACTTATCTATAAATAACGTAATTAGTAAAGCGCTAGTATTACTTGCAATACCTATACCATCAATTGTTCCAGTACCATTTCGTTCTGCATATAGAATTCCATCTTCTGGAATATTTAAAGTTTCTACTTGTCCTGCTCCAACTGAAATTGGAATATAAACTTGTGTGTTTGTAGAAACACTAACTGTAGTAGAATTTGATAAACCATTAATTATAGCATTTCCTGAACTTCCAGTTGATTGTGCAATAAATCCTCTTAATCTTGTTGGTCCAGCAAATAAAACTACATTACTAACATTAGTTGCCGCTGCGACTGGTTTTACATCACCCTTCATATTTTTCTCCTTGTATATTAAGGAGCCCTTTCGAGCTCCTTAAAAATTAATTATTTACGCTGCAAAAGCGAAAGTTCCTGTAACACCTGTGCTTGCTGGGTTCATTGACATTTTAAAATTTATTGTCCATATGCCATCTTGAGCACATGAAAAATAAAGATACGAACCAATACTAAATAAATTAGTTACAGCGTTTGCTGGTGTATAAGTAAGTAAAGTTTCACCTGCTGTTGAAGTATCAAAAGATACCGCAGAAGATGTTCTACTTTCAATTATTGATCCCGTTGCAAATGCATCTGTTCCAGCACAATCAAAAGAAAGTGTAAGTACTCCACCAGTTGTATCAACTGATTGAGCATGAATTACAATTACTCCTGCTTCTGCTTTTGGTAATGTAACTGCTTGAGCGGCAGCACCAGTAAAATTATTTACAGTTATAACATTTTTTGTATATGTTAAAGTTCCTGCTGTTGCTACTGTTGTTGCTGTAAGACCTGTTAATCCAGGTACGATTGATCCAAGAAATCCAGCGCCGTTTTGTGAAAGGACTGGTCCTGAAAATGTTGTTTGTGCCATAGTTTTATTCTCCTAGTTAATCTAATCCAGTCTCTAGGCCGTCGACTATATGCGTCTAGATCAGAAGTTAATATATAGTGCTTAAGATATAACTGAATTTATTGAATAGAGCAAGAGATACCTGCATCAAAAATCTACTTTTCGGATATAGCTAGGTTTTTAGCCTGCTATAGAAAACTCAGGAGCGGCCATTTCTACTTTAATTTGTCTATGTGCTATTTCAGCTTCAGACAATTTAATTTGGTTAATGATTCTTCGAATTTCTTCGTCAATCCTAACCATATCAAGAGTATAAATTCCCTCTTGAACGTAGTGTTGCTCCCAATCAAGTTCTAATGACCTTTTCTTCGTATAAAGGTTTTGAACTGACATCATCTACAACCTCCTCATAGGTTATCCAGCATTTATCTTTAGCAAAAGATCTCATGCTGTCTTTTAGTAATATACCTTTTTTTCCTATTTTGTCAAGGATAGCTAACTCTATACTTTCTGCACTATCTTCTGCTTCAATGTTAAAATCAGCCATGTGTCCATAGGCTCTAAGTTTTACTTGAAACATTTTTGTCATAATTCATTCTTTCTATCAAATTTAAGGGGCCCCATAAAGAGGCCCCAAAAATAAAAAATGCTTATAGATTAAGCACCTGGAGAACCGAACATACCTCTAGGGTCAGAAAAGCCGAAGCTGTATCTTTCTCTAGCTTTATATCTAACGTTACCAGTATCAAAATCACCTTCCATACCTGTTTTAATAGCTGCTCTTACGAACATCTTTAAACCATTAGGAACGTCAGTTTTGATAAAGAATGCATCAGTATCAGTTAAGAAATTATTAACCACATAACCTTGTGGAATCATTCCCATAGATTTGATTGCATTGATATCGTTATCGGCAGTAGCTGTTCTACCTTGAGATGCCATTAATCTCTCTGCTGTAAATTGTAAAGCAGAAGGAATAATTAATTTAATCCCCTTAGCTGCAATTTTAAGACCTCTCTCGTCTACAAAAGCTCCGATGTCAATTAAAGACTGCTCTAAAGAAGTCTCATTTAAATCCGCTGAAGTAGAAAGTTCATTCTTAAATGTTCCCGCAATGATAGGATGGTCTGTAGCTAAAAGCTCTTTTCCATCACCACCTGCAAAGCTGGAATTAAACGCATTGTTAAGTACGTTTGCTGCAGTTATTTGTTTAGTGTTTGCCATAGATCTTGCTAAAGCTTTTGTATATCTAGACGCTAGTCTATCGTACAAATTATCTTCAATCGCTTCTTCAGTGATTGAAAAAGCAAGTGCTACGGTGTTATGAGTGTATCTAGCAGTGAAAGTCTCTTGTGCTTGATCAAATGTAACAGCTGAACCTTCCGGTTTAATTGATGCATTTGCAAAGCCAGATAACATTACTTCCTCTTCGAAAGCTCTGTCTGACGTTTCAATGTCAAATATTTCAACATGCTGATTCTCATATCTTTTGTATTCAAGTCCGAACAGTGCGTTCAAACCTGGTTCTAGTTCTTTAACTAGTTGTCCTCTTGAGATAGCCATATTTATATACCTGCTGCTTGTCTGTAGAAATGTTCGTTAATATTAACGATCCATACTACGTGAGAAGATGTGATTTCATCGTCTCCTATTTGATTTGTTGCTCCCATAACTCTTAACTGAGCAGTTGATGCTGTATA